ATTTTCACCAAGCACGATTCGAAGATGGCTCTCGAACGTACTGCTGAAATGCGCTTCCTTGGGTATGCGCAGTTGAAGCAGGAAGGCGGGCAGACTGCTTTCGACAATGGCGCTGGTGAGCGTTATGTCTACAACCAGGAACACACGGAAATTGGTTTGGGTTATGGCATCACCCGCAAGGCGATTGATGACAACCTTTACAAGACCCAGTTCCATCCCAGCAATCTTGGCCTGATTGAGTCTTTCCAGCAGACCAAGGAAATCTACGGTGCGTCGATTCTGAACAACGCCACCACCTACAACAATGCTGTTGGCGGTGACGGTGTTGCTCTTTGCGCCACCAACCATCCGATTGATGGTAGCACGGTCGCCAATACCCCGTCAGTTCAGGTTGATCTGAATGAAGCTACGTTGTTGAACAACATGATTGCTGTTCGCACGAACTTTAAAGATCAGGCTGGCCTGAAGGTGTTTGCCCGCGCTCGTAAGCTTGTCGTTCCGCCCCAGTTGGAGCCGGTTGCGATCCGCCTTACGAAGACTGAGCTTCGCCCTGGCACAGCGGACAATGATGTCAATGCCATTCTTACGACTGCCGGTGGCTTGTCGGAAGGTTACATGGTCAATGACTTCCTGACTTCCGCTTATGCTTGGTTCCTTCTGACCAATATCGATGGCTTGTCGTATATGGAAAGAGTGAAGTTCGAAACCGATATGCAGGTGGATTTTGTCACTGACAATCTTCTTGTTAAAGGTTACGAGCGTTACTCGTTCGGTTACTACAACTGGCGTTCGATTTACGGTTCGTTCCCGACTTCGTAAACCAGAGGAGAAGTCACAATGGCTGAGACAGCTTTCTCTGGTCCGTTGATGGTGTTTGGGCAGAGCGCGAACATCCCCAACGAATACAATCCTGATATTGGTGGCGCATCGCTGTTTTACGGCGGTGCGGGCATCATGGACCCGCGTCTGGTCTACACTTACAATCCTGGGCAGGGACAGAATGCTCTTGATTTTGGGTGGTTGGGGTTTGACAACATTACAACGATTAACGCGGTGCCTTACACCAAGGCTACTGGCGCTATCGTTGCGTCTGCCAACGCTACTTCGGCTACTCTGACACTTGTGTCGGCGTCTTCGTCTACAACGGGCGTTTATATCACCAGCAGCTTTGTCCGTGGTGACACTGGCGCTACTGATGCGGGTCCGCTTGTTGCCCTTGACGCTTATGCTTCCGTAACGGCTTCGTTCTCTAACGGTGTGATGACGATCACCGCAAACAGCACGATGCCGGTTGCGCCTGGCATGGTTGTGATTTCAACTTCGGGTACTGTTTCGCAGGGAACTGCGGCTGGTACTCAGGTTATGTCGCAGCTAACGGGCGGCACGGGCGGTCAGGGTATTTCTGGTACTTACCAGACGAACGGTAATCTGACGGCTACTTCTGGTACGGTGGTTCTTGCCATCCAGACGCCCGGTCAGTGCATCGTCCCGAATAACGCGCAGACTCCCGGCGTTGCTTCTTGGAATGCCATGACCTTGTATGGTCGCGCTGTTGCGGTTACTGCCGCTGCCAGCGCCACTGCTACAACGGCTACGGTGAACGGTTATGATTGCTATGGTTTCCCGGTAACGGAAAGCATCACACTCACTGCCGGTTCACAGGTTTCCGGTAAAAAGGCGTTTAAGTATATCAAATCTGTCGTTTTGAACGCGGCGGATGCGACCCATGCTTATTCGGTTGATACCACGGATCTTTACGGGCTTCCGATTCGTTCGGACAGCTTCGGGGATGTCCTTGTCAATTACGCTTCGTCGTTGACTGGTGTCACTCTGATTACCGCAGCCACAACCTATGTCGCGAGTGACCGTACTGCGGCCAGTGCGACTACAGGCGATGTTCGCGGCACTTATGGTGCGTTTACGGCTTCTACAGGCGCAAACAAGCTGATCATTCGTCAGTCTCCGCAGGCATACATGACCACAACGGCTAATCCCGGTCTGTATGGCGTCACTCAGTACTCTACCTTCTAAGGAGTAGGCCATGAAGGGTCATAAGGCACACCATCACCGCAAGGGTCACGCTAAGGGCGGCTCTGCGCACGAAGACACTGGCACTGAGAAGGGCCATTGGGAAGAGTCCGCCGAAACTGGTGTTGACGAAGCTGATCAGGATTTGCATGACAAGCCTGAGCAGCGTGTTAACGCCAAGAAGATTTTTGGCGAAGCTGAAGCCCGCAAGCGTGGGGGTCGCACTGCCCGTAAGCACGGCGGTCATGTCCACCACGAAGCTGGCAAGCATTTGGCTCATGCCAAGCATCTGGGTAATGTCCATGGCGAGCATGGCGGTCATCATGCGGGTCGCAAGCCCCGCAAGGCTGGCGGTCGCGCTGGTGCGGACATGCATCCTTTCTCGTCTGCCATGCACGGTTCGCTTCCCAAGGGCCGCAAGGTTGAGACGATGAGCATGGGCAGCGACAAGGAGTAATCCTGTCGCATTGGAATAAAGGCGGGGGCTAAGGCCCCCGTTTTACCATGGGGGTTTACATGGCTGGCGCTTGGACACGTTCAGAAGGCAAGTCTCCTTCTGGTGGGCTTAATGAAAAAGGTCGCGCTTCGCTTAGGGCGGAAGGGCACGACATTAAGCCGCCGCAGCCAGAAGGCGGTTCCAGACGGGACAACTTTCGTGCTAGAATGTGTGGCATGAAAGAGAAACTGACTTCTCCTAAGACAGCGCATGATCCTAACAGCAGGATCAATTTGGCTTTGAAGAAGTGGAACGTCAAATGCTAAAAGATCGTCCTTTTTGGGAAAAAGAAGCTCCCAAAGATGCCCGCGTGAAGCATTTGGACAAAAGCCAAAAACAATCCGCTAAAGCTTCAGCCCGTGCGGCTGGACGGCCTTATCCTAATTTGGTTGACAACGCAGCGGCGGCTCGTAGGAAAGGTTAATGATATGCGTCCTGTACAAGTTTCTTTAGGCCCGTTTGCCGCAGTTAGCACGACGGCGATCCGCACTGCTACCACTGCTGTGGCTGGCCAGCTTGTCTTGAACGGGTCGCTTGTTACAACCAGTTTCGCGGGAACGGCTTCGATTTCCGGCGCGGTCATGACTGTAACTGTGGTTTCTTCTGGAAATCTTGCAGTTGGACAGGTGATTACGGGTGCGGGCATCACTGCGGGAACGACAATTCTTTCTCTTGGAACTGGCGTTGGCGGCGTAGGAACGTATTACGTCAGCATTGCTCAGACGTTTTCGTCTGGCTCTATTACGAGCGCACAAGTTGCTACGCTTGAAAATCCGCGTCGGATTTCGATTGTTTCCAGCGGCACTGAAACTGGCGCTGTGTTCACGATTTTGGGCACTGACTGGTTTGGCCAGCCTGCCACTGAAACGATTAGCAGCGTAACCACATCCGCTGTTTCCAGCAAATACAGCTATAAGACGGTTACTTCAGTGTCCCTTAATATTGCGTCTGTGGGCAATATTTCGATTGGCACAAATTCTACCGCCGATAGCCCGCCTATCGCAATGGATCCTTGGGCGTTTTCTTCGATCCTTTGTCAGATTGATCCCATTGGATCGACTATTACGTCGAACATCCAAGTGTCAGGGGATGACCCCAATAATGCTGCGTTGGGCATAACTGGCTATGCTGCGCCCACTTACCAGAATATGAACTGGGTCAATACGTCGGTGACGGCCTTGGTTGGCGCAACCACCCAGGTTGCGGCTGAAGTCACCGGCATTCCGGTATATATTCGGGCGCAAGTTTCTAATGCGGGGTCGAACATAACTTCGACTGTTCATGTGACATTTACACAGGCTGGCAACGCGCCGTACTAACGGGAAATTATATGTCAACCAGTGGCACATACAATTACAACCCATCGCTTGGCGAGTTGGTTTTGTATGCCTTCAATCTGATTGGCATTCGCAATACCGCGTTGTTACAGGAACATATGGAAGCCGCTAAAATGGCTTCCAATTTGTTGTTGGGGCGCTGGTCTTCGCAGGGCGTGAATCTGTGGTCTGTGGATCTCCAGACGATCACGTTGGTGCAAGGCACATCAACATATTCGGTTCCTACAAACACGATTGTGATGCTTGACGCATATGTTACGGTGACAAGCGGGTCTTCGACTACAAATCGTTTGATTTTGCCCATTAGCCGCACAGAATATGCGTCTTACCCCAACCCAAATCAGCAGGGTTTTCCAACTACCTATTGGTTTGACCGCCTTTTGTCGCCTACCGTGACGCTCTGGCCGGTTCCTGATGGGAATGAAACATCGTTCAGTTATTATAGGGTGCGTCAGGTACAAGATGCTGCTCTATCAAACGGAACTCAAATTGAAATACCGTACTATTTTCTTGAAGCTTTTGCCTATGGCTTGGCGGTACGGTTGGCGATGATTTTTGCACCTGAAAGGGTGCAGCTTTTAAAGCCGATTGCTGATGAATCGTATCAGATAGCGGCGGATCAAAACATCGAAACGGCGCAACAGTACATTTCGCCTATGATAAGTTCCTATTTCCGCGCATAGGGGGCGTGAATGGCATACGCTTCCCAAACAGGGCGGGCTAGAACAAGCGCCAAATCACCGCAAGCGCATGCGATATGCGACAGATGCGGTTTCCGGTACAATTTTGTTGATCTAAAATGGCAATTTGACTGGCGCGGCGCTTCTTTGCAGAATTTGAAGCTGCTGGTTTGCAATACTTGCTACGACAATCCGCAGGAACAGCTTCGCGCCATCATTGTGCCAGCGGATCCGACACCCATTATTCAAGCTAGGCCGGAAGATTACGTTGCAGCGTCAACGGATTATGTCACTACATCTGGCCCAACGGTGTATGATTCGCAAACGGGTATCCCAATACCGTCTACAACAAATGTTGTGGATCAAAACGGCAATAACGTAACTACGCAGCCTGTTGGCCCGCCTTTAGGGCTTGCCCAAGGGGCGGTAATGCCTGTTCAGGAAGCCGTAACGTATGGAACCGTGCTTTTCCCGTTGTCAATTACATCTACGGGAACACCGACTGTAACAGTTACGTTCAGTTCATCCCATGGTCTGGCGGATAACAGTCAAATTTCGGTTCTTGGGTTAACAAATAACGCTGCAAACGGATTTTTCTCGATTACGTTCAAAACCAATACATCCTTCACCTATCAAGCGAATACTGCTATACCTGCTGGGTCGCTTTTGGGGAGCAAAACCAGGATGATTACGGCCATTGCGGGCATCCCATATGGTTATAGCCAAATCGTCCAAACGGGGCCGTAAACATGGCAAACATTACCATTCCTGGCTTGCCCGCTGCTATATCCCTAAATGGGACAGAAGAATATTTGGCTGTTCAGTCTGGTTCTTCTGTTTATGTTACGACTTCGCAGATTGCCAGCTACATCAACACTAATTACCCGGCACCGGGTGTTTCCCGTGTTTCAACTTCAGGACCGATAACTGGCGGGCCAATTACATCTACTGGCACGATTACGCTTCAGACTGCTGGCGTAACGAATGCGTATTTGGCAACGATGACTGCTGGCACTATTAAGGCAAATGTCACGGGTGGAACTGCTACGCCTACGGATGCAACGCCTAGTTCCGTTTTGGACCTTTTTGGTTCCACGCAAGGCATGACGTTATATCGCGGTGCAAGTGGCTGGGCTGCTCTGGCTGGCAGTGGAACTAATACGCTTTTGAGTCTTAGCGGCTCAACATCCAATCCTGCATGGCAGACGCTTTCCTATATGATCGACAACGCGATCAATAGTTCGTCCGCGCAGGGAACAATTTTGTATCGCGGTGCGTCATCGTGGTCGGCGTTGCCCCCCGGTTTATCCGGGCAGCTCTTGCGCACGGGTGGAGCAAGCGCCAATCCTTCTTGGTACACAGTCACGGGCGCTGGTACGGTCACGAGCGTAGACGCCTCTGGCGGCACCACTGGCATGACGTTTACCGGCGGCCCCATTACGGTCTCCGGCACGTTGACAATGAGCGGTACGCTCGCAACAGCCAATGGCGGCACGGGATTTACTACTTATGCTGCGGGCGATCTTATTTACGCTTCGGCTATTAACACGCTTTCAAAGTTGACGGCTGGCACAAACGGCTATGTTCTTACGCTGGCTTCTGGTGTGCCGACATGGGCCGCATCGGCGGGCGGTGTAACATCGTTCTCTGCGGGGTCCACGGGCCTTACGCCTAGCACGGCGACAACTGGCGCTATCACGCTGGCAGGAACGCTTGCGGTCGCTAACGGCGGCACTAATACTACCGCAACGGCCACTGCTAACGGCGTTACCTACGGAACTGGCACGGCCTACGCCTTCACTGCCGCTGGCACG